TGTAGAATACAAAATCAAACCATTTTGATATGTCTTCCTTAGTTGATCCATCGATATATGGTATTATTTTATTAACACCATCATCCATTGTTTGAATCTTCCCATGACAATTACATATTACTACACCAGGGATTTTTGTAATAAAATCCAAACAGCGATCTAGATTATTTTTAAGCTTACCCCAACTCTGTAACTTCATACTGCCTGTTTCTCCAGCGAGTTCTCTCATAAACTTTTTACTTAGTTCACTGAAAGTGTCGATTACTATTGCATCTATTTGAGTAGTTTTATCACGAACTACTACTGTTTCTTGAGATTCTTTAATAACCATATTCCCAATTCTTTTTTCAACATCCTTGTATCCTTTAGTATATATGGATCCAATTACGTTCTGGAATGCGGTCCAAGAACCTGGTGAGAGCATTTCGTAGCCAAATAATTTCCTAATTATTGACTGACCTCCAAGGGTCTGACTACCATGCTCAAGATCGAAGTATAATGTCTTCATTCTTGACTCCTTTTTATGTTATTTTATTGTATTATTGGGGCTTTGAAACCCAATTTTAAGTACCTTAAACCTGAATTAACAGGCATATAAATATACGAAAGTGTGTAATAATGTACAAGTATTAATATACCAAAGTGTTATAAATTAGACTATTATGATACGAGAAGATGTATATAAGTTTACAACAGTGAATAAATTGCCCTTAGATAAACTTCAAGAGATATTAGAGTTGTCCCCAATGACTGACTCTGAAGTTGCTGAGAAATGTGGTGTTACCAGAGGTATGGTATACAGATGGAGAACTGGGCAAGTAAGATCCATTAGAAGAAATAATTTTATGAGTGTTTGCACAAGTCTAGGTTATAAAGTTGTCTCTGATGGTGATAGAGTTGATCTTATTAAATCTGAAATATCAGAATTAAAACAACCATTCACTTTAAAAGGGGAGAACGAAATGGCAGTAGCCACTTATGATGAGGTTATAAAAAACCAAGCTTTAACTATCCAAAAACAATGGGATAGAATAGAAACAGTTGAAGAAGAATATAAAGCTGAAATAAAAGAATTAAAATCATATATTAGAACTTTAGAGACTGATTTGGCTAACAAGCCTAACATGAATCTAGACAATACTAGGATGCAGTTTATTGTAAACATGGAAACACAAGAATATGTTTCTTGCACTCAATTGTATGCAGACCTTTTTGATAAAAATGCTTTTGATATCATTAAAAATGCTCAATGGTCTCATTTAGTTCACCCTGACGATGTCTGGAGATTTCCAATAATAGCAACTCAAACAACACCACAGCAAGAAAAACGAAACACTTGGAAACTTCAAGCATCAAAGCTAAATCCCGATAAGGATGACAAAGAATCTTATGTAGAGACTATTACACTACCTTTAGATAAAGAAGGAGTTTTAAAGAAGGTAGATGCTAAGCAATCAACAAAAGAAGAATGGGAAAAGTCTAATCAGTGGTATAAAACTTTTGAAAAAGATCCTTCAGTGAATTAAAGAAAGAGGGATATATATATTATATACCCCTCTAACTTAACCACCTCACTCCAACTAAGCTGCTTTTAATGCATCATCTATAGCTCTATACTCATTAGTATAGGCTTTGATATTACCATAATTAACTAAGTGTTCTCTTCTTATTGATACTGGACTTAAGTTTCCCCATATATATTGATAATAGGGTCTTTTAGCAAAGACACAGAATGCCTGAGATAATCCGTATGATGCAGCAAGGCTACCACAGAATATGGTATGTTTAGCAGTACATGCTTCATCTTCAATTTCATGAGATGGAATCCA